ATCTGCAAGTATTGGAAGCGAGGAACTGTATATCCAAGACGTTGTCTTTTTAGAGAACAGGGATAGAAAGTATGACGCTGACATTTACGAGCTACGTGGTGCATATCAAATTGCAGACCCCGACTTCGATTTAACACAGTTTGGACTATTTGTAAATAACGATTCGTTATCTATGACTTTCCATATGAATACCTGTGCTAACATGTTGGGTAGGCGATTGATGGCAGGCGATGTGCTTGAGCTTCCGCATTTAAGAGATGATTTACTCTTAGGCGGTGGAGCCGCAGTTAATAGATTCTTCGTTGTAAGTGATGCTGGCAGACCAGCAGAAGGTTACGATGCTAGATGGTGGCCTCACTTATGGAAAGTCAAACTTAAAAATATTACAGATAGTCCTGAGTACAGAGACATACTCGGTACAGGTGAACAAGCTGACGACCTTAGAAATATTTTAAGTACATACAGCACTGAGATTGCAATATCGGATAAGGTTATAGAACTAGCAAATTCAGAAGTTCAATATGACGCTGGTTATTATGAAGGTGGACACTTATATGTTGATCCTAATTCGCAAGACAAGCCTGGTGTATACTTCCCCGGTGACGGTGAAGCTCCTAACGGTATATCAATAGTAGGCAGTGGCGATGCAATGCCACTAGATGCAAATGACGGAGAGTACTACTTGAGAACTGACTTCAGTCCACACAGACTGTTTAAGAAGCAAGGTACTAGATGGATTAAGGTGAGCGATGACAACAAGAATGTCTGGAGTGCCGCCAATAAACTACTCACATCATTCGTTAACAATGATAAAATAACTACTAACACAGACGGTACTACTCAGTCAGAAAAGACTAATATGAGTAAGGCTGTGAAACCTAAGGCAGATTAATATGGCAAATATGGATTACTTTTATGACGCACAGTTAAGAAGATACTTGCTTCAGTTCATGAGAATATTCAGTGGCTTTACAGTTGCAGAAGGTAAACGTGATGGTGTTACGAACTACCAAAAAGTTCCAGTAAGATATGCAGACATGCAACGTATGGTTGCACATATATTGACCAAAGGTTCGGAGAACATGGTTAATAGTACACCGTTTATATCATGTAACATTTCAAGTTTGCTTATTGCTAGAGACAGAGCACAAGATCCAATGCTTGTTAGTAAAGTACAAGTTGCTGAAAGACAATATGACTCTGGCAATGCTACTTACAGTTCGGCAGAGTTTCCTGGAAATTTATATACAACAGATAGATATATGCCTGTTCCTTACAACTTAACAATGAACATTGATATTTGGAGTGGGAACACAGATCAAAAATTACAATTACTAGAACAAATTTTAATCCTATTTAATCCTAGTATACAACTACAGCAAGGAAACAATCCATTAGACTGGACTAGTTTATACGAAGTCGAATTAACTGATATACAATGGAGCAACAGAAGTGTTCCTGCAGGAGTTGATGAAACAATTGATGTTGCTACACTAACATTTGTGTTACCTATATGGGTAAGTCCTCCCGCTAAAGTTAAAAGACAAAAAATTATTAATACTATTATAACAAATATTTACGACACAGGCAGTGTCGGAGATTTAGGTTATGACGAAGATATGTACGACTTCTTTAGAGACTTGGATCAAGACTTTGAGTTGCACACAATATCACCTAACAATTATGAAGTTGAACTTACTGGTACAGTGGCCAAGTTATATAAAAACGGTGCCACAGAAGCTAACTGGAATGATTTACTAGAAGTACTCTCCCCACAGGGAACCGGTACAGCGAATGCTAACATAAGTATTTCAGACATTCCGTTAACTACAGCAAGTACATTACAACTTAATATATCGAACGATGTAGACTCGTCTACATTGATAACTGGCTTAGTGGCAAGAAATCCAGCGGATGCATCTAAACTTATATTTACATTGGATACTGACACTTTGCCTTCAACAACACAAACAAACGTAACAAGAATAGTCGATGCTACAGCAAACTATCCAGGTGATGGCACTTTAGCCGTAGCAACAACAGGACAACGTTACTTACTTACTACAGAGTTACATGGCGCTAGTTGGGGTATATCCGCAGACGCTAATGACATTATTGAATACAACGGCACTGCATGGATTATATCATTTGATGCTTCTACATCAGCAAACCAAGAAAGTGTTCATTATGTTAAAAACTTATACACAAACAAACAATACAAATGGGAAAACGTTCAATGGACAAGCACATACGAAGGGAAGTACAACCCAGGGTTCTGGCGCCTGAACGTATAATCAAAGAGAGCGTTCTACAAACACTTAACCCGATGACTAACTTATCTAGACACAACGGCATAAGTGCCGCTGGTGTTTTGTTCTTATCCAAGTCTACAGGCAGATGCTTATTCCAACTCCGCAACTCCGACAAGAAAGGAAAACACACCTGGGGTTTTTGGGGAGGTATGATGGATGACGGTGAGACTACTTACGATACTATTCAACGTGAACTTATGGAAGAAATAGGTCTCGTCCCAGAACTAAAAAAATTAAATCCCATTGATGTATACCAAAGTAAAGATAAAAACTTTATGTACTACAGTTTTGTATACCTAGTCGACGATGAATTTATCCCCAATCTTAATAAAGAGAGTGCCGGGTATGCTTGGGTCGATATAGGTAATTGGCCTATGCCACTACACTTTGGTGCTAAGAGCACTTTAGGAAGAAACAAGGGCGTTAATAAACTACGCACTATCCTAAAGATCAATATGTGATAAGTAATAGCATGTCAAAGGATATTATAAATTTTGACTCTATACGTTTGACTACTGAGCTTAATAAATTCAAACTACACAAAACAATTCCCAACACATTTTTAGACGGTACGTTCTCTATACTTGACCTTAAGGAGAACTACGAAGACTTTTCTGCTAAACATAAGAGGATAGCAGACAGGTTAATAAAAGTCTATGAAGTGGAAATTAGGGAAAGTGCAGATGGTTTAGCAAAGAGCATGGAGAACGAGTATAGAGGATTCTTAAAAAACCAACGTTGTAGAGAACACTGGTGGGTATACCCTGCCGTGATGAAAAAATACAGAGTAAATATAAATCCTGTGCGAGCAGTGTACTACGAAACAAAAGAAATGGTTAAGAAGTTTAACAGTCATAGTCCACATCATGGGTGGCTATTTGATATAGTGTCTAGCAACGAATGGCATCAACGAGTAATGAAAGCAATTTTAACTGACCGACAACGTGTTGATAAAATTATAAACTTCTATCTTCCGCTATACGAAGCTTCGGGTCTACGTATTCCTATTGAGTTAACACATTTAAAAACATTGAGGTCTGATTTGCTTGACTATGCAAATCTATTTACTGCTGTTAGGCAATGGACTCCGGACGACTAACTACTTGCCTGTGGCAATAAATATCCCGTTCCAATCTTTAGGTAAGTCTTGTGTTAGTTGAAATTCACAACGTTCAATCCACATAGCATAATAATCTTTCATCTTACCATCAAAGGTTTTAGACAGTTGATTACACAATTTAATTGCTTTATTAAAGTCTTGGTTACGATAATGTTTATGCATCTGTGCGTGTAGTTGCTTACCTTTAACATACTTAGTTCGCTTAATATCCAGTACAGTGTATATTTCTATTCCAACACTTTTACCTTTTACTTGCAAGTCATCTACTTTTAGATAAAAGAAATCACTCTTAGTATGCTTGTATGTGTCTCCACCTACAAGTAATAAGCACCCATACTCTTTACACTTGCTTTCTATTCTCGCGGCAGTACTAACTGCGTCTCCGAGTATGTCATATGAGTGTCTTGCAGTGGAGCCCATTTCCCCAATATAACCGAGCCCAGTATTAATACCAGCACCCATACCAATGGGTGGTCTGCCCTCTTTAACAATTTTATCATTAAACTTCTCCACTGCCCTAAGCATTTGTAATCCTGTTTGCACCGCACTCTTAGGATGATCTGGGTCGTCCATAGGAGCATTGTGTATGTGCATACTTGCATCGCCGATATATTTAATCACCATGCCGTCTGCATCAAGTATAGGTTGTGTAATAGCATCCATATACTCGTTCATCATTTTTGTTAAGCCCTGTACATCATCGCCAAAGCTCTCACCTAGTGGAGTAAAGCCACGTAAGTCTGAAAAGCATATACTAACTTCTTTCTTCATGCCTTGTTTAATTAAGTCCGGGTTATCTTGTAACATTCTAACAACGGTAGGTGAGGCATATCCAGCAAATTGTTTCTGTATTTCTTGTCTCAATTTAAACTGTACCCAGAAGTTATTAAAACTTGCCTGTGTAAAAATTAAGAATGTTGCTATTGCAGGGAAGGTTGCATCGAACAAATATAAGTTTGCAGTATAAAAGTGTACAGTAGAATAGGCAATTGCTCCTACAATACTTACTGTAGTAAACAGTCCTGCCCATATGGGTAACTTATATATCGCAAGAGCCACTAGGATCATGCTCAACAACGCACACAGAAGCTCGTACACAGCACTTAGTTCACTCCTGGTAATGTTACTACCATCAATAAAGTTCTGTAGCATATGAGCTTGTATGTACTGTGGATATATGTTGCCTACCGGAGTGGGAACCGGATTAGCAACACCCTCAGCACTTACTCCCACTATTACGAACTTTCCGCCTAAGTCAGGCAGTTCACTCGCTTGAACATACTCGTGTTCTTCAAATATGTTATTAAATCTTATGTATGCAGAACCTCTTCCGGATGTCACAATAGGATCAAACGGAGGTACTGCAAATTCTTTAATGCCGATCTCGGATGTCTTTAGAATATAACTAGGTTTGCCTGTATACACCCTAAGCATTTCAATAGCAAAACTAGGATATATGTTTCCTTCAACAGCGACTGCTAGTGGATATGTTCTCGTCTGATTGTCTGCTTGTGGCTCGCTTGCTACTACGCCAATGCCTGCGGCTGACTTCTCTAATATATCAATATTCGTTACGAGATTCGGCCATGTCAGCAAGTAGTCCGTAGCGGATACTGGGCCTATCGTTGCTGTACCAATATGAGGACCTGTACTCTTTATTCCTCTGCCAGATGGGGTCTGGGATAAAACTACCCCGTTCTCCGACATCCAACTTGACAAAACTGCGTCCCCGCCAAATCGGTCTGTTTCCGGAAACATAATCGTTAAACCAATTATTCCAGCGTTCTTGCTCCGCAAATCTGATATCAACTGTGCTATGTTCTGTCTTGGCCATGCCCATTGCCCCCATTGTTGTAAACTTTTTTCGCCAATGTTAATTATAACAACTTCGTTGCTTTCTTTTTTAACATCTAATTGCTGTAATGCATCGAATGTTTGACTACGCAAACTCTGTAATGGTGTAGGGTCGGCAACTCGTAAAGTCGTTAATAGTAATATAGATATTGCTACGGTCCAGCCGCTTAGTAACCATTTCATTAATATATTTATCAAAAAAAAGCACACCGTAGTGTGCTTTTGTTATTCGCATTCCTTGGGATTTTTAGAACAATACATCATAATACTGCGTACTATAACTTTAATGTCTTGTTCAGCAATTTCTTCATCTACCTTCCTGGCTGATGAAGTTACTACTTTCCCTCTGGCTTTGCTTTTGGTTCTTGCAATGCATCGGTTTGTTTATCTACTTCAGTCGCAACGGTGTCAATTACACCTGTAGCGGCTTGTGCCGCTGTGCTTGTGATACTAGATACATCTGTTAATACTGCTCCTGCTATTGTAGAAACTGCATTAACGGATCCATCTACTACGCCTGTAGTAAACTCTTTCCCACCTTCAATTACTGCGCCAACTGACGCACATGACGGAAGAAAAACAACAAAACCGAGGACTGCTGTAATAGATAGTAATCTATTCATAGCGTTCTCCTTAGGTTGTCGAAAAGGTTAACCCTTTTACAAAGTTTATTTATGCAAATTTGTTGGCGCAGATCAATGAAATACGTGATTCACTTGCGTTTTAGTCCTGTGTTATAGACACACTACATCCGCCAACTGTTTGGCAGTTTTGGAATAGTGTGTATGACTGATTACCTGATCCTGTTTGTAGCAAGTTCAAACTTGTAGGGTACGAACCATCAAGTGTTACTGTTGCGGTGTGATTACCGCTATTGTTTTGTTCAATGGCAACAGAATTGCTGTTGCTGTCAACGTTTAAAGTAAGTGTCTTGTTACCATTGGCCCATTGCTGTGCAAATACATTGTTGCTGTTACCATGTATGTCTACAGTCATATTATGATTAGTACTAGTGCTATCCATTTTTTGACCACCTTTAAAACTATTACTACTGCCGTGAATGTCTAATCGGAGAAAGTTGCCACCTGGTTCCCAGTTATCATAATCAAATGTTGTATCGCTAGGGCCTGTTAGATAATAGCCTTGCCCAAATAAAACGGTGTTACTGTTGCCCCATATATGAAATTGAGCCTCGTTTGGATTACATGTTGTAAAACTACATTTTTGCTGAATGTGTATGTTATTATAATTGCCGTCTAAGTCTCCGCCCCATGCTTTACCACTGCCCCAAGAATCTGTCCAACTGATATCATTGTTGTTGCCTTCTTGTATCAGCACCAACGTATTGTCAGTTCCACCTACACTAAGGAAAACTTCGTTATTATGGCCTTCCTGTTTTACTTCAAATGTGTTGGAAGTATCAAAAGTAGCTAATCCTAAATCTACATCAATACTGTTATTGTATCCTTCCTGTAAGATACCAATAACAACGTTGTCGCCAGTCTGGTCTATAAGCACTTCGTTGTCAGCACTTGCTACTTGTTCTGCAAATACAAGTCCTGCTACTAATATAATTGTCTGTAATATTTTAATCATTTTGTGTAATACTAATGTATATGCCGTCACAACTGTTTAGGCATATTAAGTTTTCTCCTACATCTGAGTCAAACAATTCAATTCTTGCTTGACTACCTTTTTCTAATTTAATTCCAATTTTGTTTGATACTTGTCTTAAAAAGAATACTTTACCATCGTAATCTGCAAACGTATTAAACTGCGTACCTGGATCGTTACCAAAGCGTGTGCCTATTAGTTTGTCGGTGCCGTCACCTTGATTGTTAAGTTCTTCGCCTAGCGAATCTATATTATCCTCTAGGATGTCTAATAAATCATTTAAGAATTCAACATCTAAAAAATCTATATCTAATTCTGTAAATTCATAATTATCTGCCGTATTAGATTCCAGTCCTTCTATATCTAGCAAGTCCTGGTCTAGCCCGTTAAAAGTTAGAAGTCCGGCGCTACCTTTTAACTCGCTTTGTTGTTCCTCAACTGCCTCTTTAATTTCTACAGGTTCGCTTACAATGAACATATTGTCAATCATATTTAAATCTAAATTAACAAGTGTAACCGGAGTGGTCGGTATAGTCTCAAAAGTGCTTACCATTACTGCCTGGTATGCTTCTGTGAGCACTTGAGTTCCGCCTGCATTAGTGACTGTTATACTCCCACTAGGTGCACAACCTTCTTCTAGTGATACCTTATCAGTACAATTATCGTCTGGTAATAGTATTACTAGGCTTCTACCCAGTTCATCGACTGTGGTAGTAAAATCTGTTCCCCTTATGCCTATACTTGCTGTAGGAGTTTGTATTGTAATGTTCTCTCTGGGTACTAAACCTAAGCCGCCTGTGGCAAATCTTGCTGTACCTGACACAAAATTTAATGCCATTTTGCTTTTACTTGGGTTCGGGTCGTACACATATTCGTCGATGACCATGTAAGTGTGTTCTGTTAAACTCACTAGTGTATCATCGACAAATTTAATTTTCAATCGTCCGTTCTTTGTTTCTACTTCATCCATACTAGCAATCTCTTCGTTTAAAACTGCTCGTATGTTTTCTTTATTTCGTTGTATTTGTGCTACACTTCCAGATTGTTCAAGCACTCCGCCGATTGAGCCGACGGAGGCTTGCACATTAAACGCAAACAAAAGCATAAATGCTAATGTACTAGTCTGTCTGCTTAACACTAACTGACGCATTTTCACTATTTATATTTAAATTAATGACACCGTTACAAGCAGGTGAGCATGTGGTTGTCATATCTTGTATAAATTGGAAATCACCATCGCTACCGTCTAATTCCACAGTTAATAGATGTGCGTCATTGCCTTGTTGCTTTGTGGCAAACGCATTGTCTGATCCTGTGATATCAAAGTTCCAAGTGTTGTAACTTGAATCAATTAAAATTCCTGACATAGTCTGTGTACCAGTAGAATTGTTGCCAGAGCCTGCGGCCCAAACTTTACTATTAGTAAAACTAGTTGAGAAATCGTTTCTTGATCCGAGTACTACTAGATCCATATTTGAACTTTCAGCTGTGTTGTTACCACCAATATCAATATCAAAAAGGTTACTGTCGCCAGTAATGTTTGATAAAATATCAGTATAATCACTACTGCCTGTAGCACCAATATTCATATCCCAGATATTGCTGTTACCCTGAAAGTAAAAATCTAATACACTTGACCCTGATCCATCGAGTACCCAAGATCCGAAGATCTCGTTTAAATTACCGTCTTGGATTAGATCTACAATTAAACTACCGCCTGTGAGAGTTAAATCAGTACCCTGACTTGTATCTCCAGATAAACTGTTACCGTAGCCTGCTTGTAAAACTGTTAAGGTTAAGTTGTCACCAACTTGATCTATTAAAACTTCATTATCCGCTGACGCAAGGTCAATTGATAATATCCCTGTTATAGCGAAGACGGTTAATAATGTATTCTTAAAAAATTTATTTGTCTTCATAACTTACTCCATATATGGTTAATTAAGATTCCTTTTTGTAAAAAATTTTCTTTACAATAGAATCATCGTTCTTGTTGAGTTTAGATTTCGTTTCGTTACTAATAGGGTCTTTAAGTAACTTAATAGACTCCCTCGTCCAATATGCCTGTTCTTGCTCAGCCACTAGTTGGTCCCAATTTTCTGGGTAAACTATTTTCCAAAATCCTCTCTCGTCACCTTGTTCAACAAGAGCTAAAACAGAGGCTTCAATCGCTGAACGAACACCCCATGTTACACTCTCATTTTCTGTCAAACCACTTTCTATTTCAAGCAATTTAGTGTCCATGTCAAGGAACTTGAACACATCGCCGGCTTGCCCTACACTTAGAATGGTCTTGTATGTCTGTACGTTCAATATCACTTCGCCTGTAAGTGTACTTACTGCTCTCAATGATACCACTACACTATCTCTTCGGTATTGGTTTGTTGTCCCTATACCAAGATATCTTGCACCTGAGCCACCTGTTTCGATATTCGAGTCATAACCTACAACTCCTCCTTCTAATATCATCCCAGCAAATAATAATGGCTGTACTTGCTGTGCGGGGTCGCTATCTTTGGCATATGATTCTCTTGTACTTCGAATAATCTGCCTTTCCCGCACTAAATTATCTAATCCTAATCCTCTTTCAACGACACGGAACCAAGTACCCTTAGGGTCTTTTCCAGCGCCTGCCGCCTTAAGAGCGTCAATTAGTAAATCCTTTGCACCTTGTGTTACGGCTGTGCTAAAACTTGCCGCTCCGTCCGAACTTAAACGTTGTCCTGTTAAGTCTGCGAATTGGTAAACTGCTACTACTGGCATTGTTTCCGCAGGAGGTAGGTAACGTAACTTTCTATAAGTTGGGAGTTCTACTTGTTGTGGTTCTTCAATGCATTCTAAAAAATCAGCCTGGCACTGCTTGTCACCTGGTATAGCAATACTGGCACACCCAGTAGTTAGCAATAATGCCACTACGGCAAAAAGTTTATAAAAATCTTTCACTATCCGCCGCCGATACTGCCGATGCCAATCGGTATTTCTATCTGTGTTATTGTGCCATCTGGAGAAACAATAGTAAGTCTCATTACTTCTAATCCATCGTCACTTATAACTATTTGGTAACTTACATTATTACCTTCAATTGTAAAATCACCTGAGTCTGAACCTGTACACTCTACTACAGTAGCCGGATCACAAAACATGCTGTCAACTAATCCTTTAGAGATTTGAGCGTATATTCTACTCTCTAAATTTCTAATGAATTTGTTAATTGTGCTGTTTGAGTCTGCTCGCTCTGCCGCTTTAAGTGCCGATTCAATGTTGTCTGCAATTTTGTCCCTACGACTTTTCTCTTGATTCTCAATCGTAAGGTAATGTGCTCCAGTTCCAATGCCGCTGAAACTCGGAGACTTAAATTTATGTGTTAGTTGGTCTGCTTGTACACTTGGTGCAAGAGCAATTACAAAATAGCCAACCGCTATTAATAAAAACTTACTCATTTTTTAACTTCCTGTTGTTTTTGTTCTCTAAGTGCAGTCTTTTCTTCTGCATCTTCTAGAACTTCTTGTCTCTGTCTGTACTCTATTACAACGTTTACTTTTTGTTGTAATCGAATCATGTCTTGATCAAGCATCCTCGTCTGATCAATAACTCTTATTAACGCCATATGCATGTTGCCTAATGCAGGTTTAATTTCTGAACCTATAAAGCGCCATACATAAAAAATAAAATATCCCAATCCCACTGTTGCTACTACTGGGTAGCCGTGGTCGGATATCAGTTGAGCCATATCCATTAGTCTCGCCTCACATCTAATTTGCCGTCTTCAACAAAGTTTTCGGCTCTTGCTATACGTTCAATGTCTGGTCTTAAATTCAATGCACTACTAACAAGCAAGTCGATTTTTATCATCTCATTGCTCATTGTTCTTGCTCGGCCTTCTAGGCTTTTGCAGAACATAGTGAGTGTTTCAATTTGACCGACAATGCCGGCAAGCATTTGTTTAATTATGAGGAATATAAAAAAGCCCATCGTTAGGGAGCCTGCTATGGGCAACCCAACTTCGCCTATAAGTTTAAAAATGTCTTCCATTCACTTCACCTGATTTTATTATTTTATTATTATCTAAGTGTGTGATATGTGTTATGTAAATGTATTTATCGTTTAGCTAGTCTAATTATTTAAACTCTGCCGTGTTTAAGCACAAAAAATTACCAGTTGCATAAATACCTGTTGTAACACAACTGTAACATAGCGTTTGATTAGTTGTAACATTCCTCATTCGAGGTGAGGTTACCCCAAACATGTGTGCATGTGTGTAACATCACATTTTAGGAGAATAATATGGTGAACCCAATAGGGACAGTAGCCATGCTAACTCACAGTTATGCATCGCTTTACTTCCGCAAATTTGATAACATGATGAAAACCGGTAACTTGGTTAATATAAGTCAACGGGTATTTCTTTAATCAAAAAAAAGGGAGTTAACTACTCCCCTTTTTAATCCAAACTTTAGCATTTAATAGCCGTAAAAAAAGGAAGGTTTTAACACCTCCCTTTAGTGTGACGCCTTGCAACATCACGAGCCTAAGGTAGTTTAGGATTCTTTACATCATGTTAACTAATACTTCAATAACTGCTTCGCCACCTTCAGAAGATTCAACTGCTTTACCAATTATTCTTCCTGCTTGTGCTTCGTTATTTGATTTAGCCATACCGTTTCCTGCGGAAACCATCAAGTCACCTTTAGCAACTGGTCCAGTAACCTTAGTAGGTACTCTTCCTGTTAATGCTACATATTGACCTTCGCCGCCTGCATTCATCATGTATGCTGGATCTGTACTAATAACACCTGCAACTGCATGACAGTTTTCACTATCACATGCAGTAATTTCTTTTTCACCGCCAAACATAACAACTGTACCAGCATCTAGTTCTGCATCACTTTCGTATTTCTCAGCCAAATCCGCAAACTGCGCCGAACTTGCTGTTCCTTGGAAAGTTACTGCGTATACTTCATTATATCGTAAAGAACTTGAACCTAAGTCAATTGAGTTATCTGTACTTGGAGTAAATGTTCCACTATGTGAATCAGTTGCATCGCTTCTCATGAAACTTGCACTACTAATTCCGTCTAATGTATCTGCATCTACATTCAATGCGTCTACAAAAGCATTAGTAACTCTAGTATCAATCAGTGAGTTAACTCTTGCACTAGTGTGGTACTGGTTAGTTCCTTCAGTTAGATCGGCTGTATCAAATGCACCCATGTTCACTGACATTGTAGCACCACTAATACTAATACCTGTACCAGCATCTAGGTAGGATAAAGCACTTGCACTGTCGTCCCAGAACACAATTCTATCATCGTTTGGATCTGTTAAGTTCTCTAAACCTAAGTGGCTTAATGATACTGTAACACTGCCGCTTGCGCCGCCGCCTGTTAAACCAGTTCCTGCTGTAACACCTGTGATGTCACCTACGTTACTTGTATAACCACCGTAGTTGCCTAAGTCATTACTGAAGTCACTTAGTGTGATTTCGCTAATAAGTTTACGCTTCTGTACACCACTGTCTAGTAGTACCATCTCATCTGCTGTACCAACAACTGCATCTGTCATATCTGTTAGTTCTGAAAGGTCAACGTTTAGTGTAACTGCACCACTTGTGCCGCCACCGTCTAACAATGTACCTGCTACAACACTTTCAATATCACCTGCGTCATTTGTGAAGCTAATAACACCAGTTGTGCTGTTGTATGCCAAGTCACCACCTGCACTAATTAAGCCTCTGACTTCTGCATCAGTTCGCTCTGTTGGTGTTGTGTAACTAATTACACCAGTTGAACTATTGTATGCTATATCGCCACCTGCTGATACTGCCGCTCTTGCCGCGTCAGTTGCGTCTGCATCATTGTACATAGTAGGATGACTAAAACTGAAAGCACCTGTTGAGCTATTGTATGATAAGTCTCCGCCAGCACTAACAAGTCCTTTTACATGAGAGTCGTCTAATGCTATAGTGATAGCGCCGGTTGCACCGCCGCCTGTTAAACCATTTCCTGCTGTAACACTTTCAATGTCACCTGCGTCATTTGTGAAGCTAAAAACACCTGTGCTGTTATTATAGCTGATATCGCCTGATGCTGTAAACAATGCTCTAACATCTGAGTTAGCAATTTGGATATCGTCTGCATTTGCAGTAATACCAAATCCGCCTGCAACGTTAAGTGTAACATCACCTGACGTTCCGCCACCAATCATACCAGCTCCAGCTACAACACTTTCAATATCACCTGCGTCATTTGTGAAGCTAATAACACCAGTTGTGCTGTTGTAACCTAAGTCACCAGAAACACTAATTGCCGCTCTTGCTCTTGCCGTTGTGTGATAAAGGTTAGTTGAACCTTCGCTTAAATCGTCTGTATCTGCAGAAGCTAATTTGGTATCCCAACGTCCTGTTGTATAGTATAAGTTAGTTCCTTCAGTTAAGTCTGTAGTTGATTGTGCAATCTTAGTGTACGCACTACCGTCTGTAGTAATTTCCCACTGATCACTTGTTTCGTTCCACTGAATGTTTACATCTGCACTACTACCTCTGTCAACTGTAAGACCTGCGTTCTCTGTTGGAGCGCCGGAAGTACCGTAGTTCAAAGTAATAATGTTATCTTCTAAGTAAATTGTTTCAGTATTAACTGTTGATGTTGTACCGTTAACAGTAAAGTCACCGTTAAATATAACATCGCTACTAAATGTCTTTGCACCACCAATAGTTTGAGCACCTG